CATTTAATATTTGAAGTACAACCCATAGGTCTTGTGATCCAGCATGAGATATAACCATATCCTTACTATCATCTAAGAAGATTGCCTGTGACTGGTTCAAGAAGTGAGTTGAATCTGTCTCCATATTTACACGACAAATAGTATTGTCGGAACATGAGAGAGCAGGTTGGAATGGGATTGGTAACTTAAGAGTACCACCAATCAAAGCAGCGTCAGTAATATTAACTGTTACTTTAGCATGTACATGACACAATCTACCGACTTTAGTGTAGTAGCCAGTAGAGGTGGTAGTCATCCCAGCTCTAATCGTGCTAACAAATTCTGGCGTAGCCGAGTATGTTCCCTCTTCATAATGATCAAAAACTTCGTATGTCTTACCAACCAATGCTGTCTGATTACTAAAGTCAATACCCTTATCTGCCTGAAGCTTGTAGTTACCAGTCTCTGTAATACGTGCTGCTTCCGAAAGAGTACCACTCTGTACAGTATAGAATTTAAGTGCACCATTTTCCGCTAAGTTAGATGTACCAGTAACCTCAGCAAAGATACCAGCATATGTAACGTTAGCATCATTGGCAAGATTTCTACCTCTGAAGTCAATACGTCCTGGCTGGTGTCCTACTGCAATAGTACCTGACTTATACAATACAAGGTCAGGAGCAGTGGTTGAGGAATTGGTTGTGTTCTCAATAATTATTTGGTCAGTGGTGTCATTACCCTTAACATGTAATTGACCCGCTGGTTCATCAATACCTAGACCAATAAGTGATCCACGCATTGTCAAAGTATCTACTGGTGATCCAGCATCTATGACAGTGAACTTAAGTAACCCTCTCTCTGATCCTTGAGTATCAAAGTGAATCTTAGATGTAATAGCAGCAAACTCAACGTCAGCAGCATTACCTGTGTTCCTACCTTGGAATTTAATACGTCCAAGTAGGTCATTAGTGGCAGCACTAGCACTATCTCTCTGAAGAATTAGGTCTGGACCTACGTTCTCAGAAGCATCATTTAATGTAAGAGCAAGTGACTGCCCTGTCCATGTACCAGTACCAGTTACATCTACGTTAGTAGAACTTAAGGTTATATTAGTATCACCAACTTCTAGGTTGGGTGTACCATTATCATTTGCGTCAACCTCAAAGGCAACTTTACTACCTTGTGTGTTACGCTTTCTAAATCCAAACGCTGCTACCTTAGTACCACCGTTATTTCTAAAATCTACATGACCTAGATCATTACCATCAGCAATGATAGAGTCTTGAGTAAAGTCAACACCACTGTGCTTAAATGTTAAGTTACAAGCAGAGTCTACTGTACCAGTATTATCAGTGTTCTGGATAAGAAGGTTTCTAGTTCCACTAGCACCAATAGTAACCTCACCAAAGGTTACATCAGAAGAAGTGGCAACATCCTGTCCAATAGCAATAGAACCTGATGAGGAATTATAAGTTACACCTGTACCACCACTTAAGTGTGCTCTAGATTCTAATGAACTAGGACCAGTGTAGGTTATAACACCATTACTATATGCCAATGATCCATCACCACCTAAGTCAGTGACAGATATATGTCCTTGTGTCTCAGCAGCACTAGGACCAGTGTAGGTTATAACACCTGTTGTACTGTTATATGAAAGTGCTCCGTCTCCACCTGAGTCAGTAACAGAGATGTCACCACGGGCACGAGCAGAAGTATAGTACTCATTAGTAGAACCTTCAGTTACATTGTCTGTATTAAATTCACTGAAGTCAACTGCCAATGTTAGTGAGTCACTAACGTCATCATATGTTTTACTAATACCTGTTCCACCAGTGAGGAGGACAGATACTCTGTCGTCTACTCTCTCATTAGTGAAGAATAAATTTGTTGGAGTTGATGATGCTTCAGCAATATCATCCAAGTCTAATGTTATGTTGGCAGATCCATTGAAGGATACACCGTTTATATTACGTGCTGTCTCTAGTGTAGTAGCAGTAGTAGCATTACCAGCAAGAGCAGCAGTAACTGTAACAAACTGTGGGGAATCAGATGTTCCTACAGCCTGTCCAATACTTATCGCCCCGCCTGTGAATCCAACTCCCGTCCCTGCTGAAAGATGTGCTCTAACTTCTGCGGAGCTAGGACCAGTATATGTAAATACGCCTGTGGAGCTGGAGTAAGCGAGGGAACCATCGCCTCCAGAGTCAGTGACAGAAACCGCAGATCTCGCTCTAGCGTCGGTGAAGTAGATATTGGTTGGTGTTCCTGACTCCTGAACGTTGTCAGTAACCAAGTCGATATTCGCTGAGCCATTGAAGCTAACACCCGATATGTTGCGAGCAGTAGCCAAAGTAGTTGCAGTGTCCGCATTTCCAGTCAGTGCTCCTGTAATTGATGTAATGTTAGCAGCATCAGCATAGACATTCTGCCAACGTATTGTATTGCTACCTAAGTCATAGGTAGAGTCAGCATCAGGGAAACAATGTTGGTTTAGTGTCCAAGCATCATTAGCATTAGACCAAAGGATTGATCTATCTGCTGCTGCTTTAAGGATAATACCACCACCATCTCCAGTAGCATCAGTAGGAGTGGCAACAGTACCAAGTTCTAAGTTCTTATCATCTACCTGTACGGTGGTAGAATTTACCGTGGTTTGGGTTCCATTAACTGTCAGATCCCCTGTGACCACTACGTCATTAGGAAATGTAACATCGGTAGGGAACGCCAAGTTAATCTCATCGTCACTTACACGTGAGAATATTAATTGATTAGCGGTACCAGCAAACTTTATGTCGTCTAAGACAGAGTAAGAAGAAGTTAATCTAAATTTAACAGCAGGTGAAGTATCAGCAATCGCACGGATATCGTATTCAGTACCAATGGTGGATCCACCACCACCCACGTCAAAGTTTCTGACAACACCGTCAGTACCCTTCAACTTCATAGTGAGGACGGTGTTGGAAGTAGCTTCCAATACCACGTCTCCGTTCTGAGATGGGGTCAAACTTGTAGGGGGTCTGAGCAGATTATTATCCTGTTCAGGTAATCTTCTAATCGTCAGGGACATTTGTTCACTGCTTGACTACTTCTTTACTTAAGGTATTTAGCCTATACCATTCCCGTGCTGCTTCTTCGTGATCGAAAAATAGCGTGGAATTATTATAGTACACTACCCATTTGTCTACAACAGGATCCCACTGAACATCTTCAGGGGAATCATCTCTGTGTTCTGTGAGATACTTACGATAGAACTCTGGGTTCTCTCGCATATCATCTTCAAAGTCTAGTTGTGCTGTGAGGCGATCTTCTGGTACTTCGCTCATAACCTTATACTATAACAACACTAATATTTAGTATAGTTTTAGTAGTGTTCTTCACCTGGACCTTCAACGTTCCATACTAGGTTACCTGCAACAGTAACTCTCTCTTCATTAGTGGATTTGTATGGATACACCCCATGCTTAACATGAGATGGGAAGGCAATGATAGTACCATTCCAAGACTTATCTATTTCTATCACATCGTTCTCTAATTGGAGAGATCCATGACAACGATGCTCCTCCTTTTCCTCTCTACCATAGGGTAGATCGATAAAGATAACAAAACTCACTACACCGTTGTGACAGTGCATTGGATTATATTCACCTGGTCTTTGATAGTTTGCCCAGAGATCTCTAAGCTTTAAAAAAGGACTAACGTCCCCTATTGTCTCAAACTCCCATGGACATGTCTGATGTATATCGTTCCATAACCTAGCACCATACCTTGTTAGATATAATTCTAACTCTGAACTCCATGATATACTCGACTGTTGCCCAAGTGCTCCAACCAGTCTGTCATTATAATTCCAGTCCTGTTCAAGTCTTCTTTTCTTTGTTGTTGAAAGTAATTCAGTGTAGAGAAAGTCAGGTAACTTCTCACTGATTATCATTGATGTATTTCTAAGGTCGTGCCAACTCATGTATCTCACACTTTACATAATTACAGTCTGAACATTCCATTTCCTGTCGATAACTCTCGACCTTATGGATCAATCTATCATATTCAATTTCTACTACTGGGTGAGCAGACTTATAGTAGTCACAAGCTTGGAGTAGGTGTGCTACATCTTGTTCATGAAATTGCATTATATATCTAAGGCATACAACATTGGTAGGTCAGGTGTCTTACCTGCTTCTACATATGAGAGCACTCTAGCACCTGGATAAATTTTGTTAGCTTGTTTCTGGATCTCCTGACGTTGAGGCTTCTGTAAGTTAGGAAAGAATATCTGGACGCGATACATTCTGCCACGCCAAACCAACTCGACGTAATAGTATTTCCCGTACTCATTCAGACGTGCCGCTGTCATTAGTTATTAACCACTTGAACTTCTGTACAGTATACAGTAGAACCTGATCCTGTCTTAGGCATTATAGCATACTTTTGAGAAAGTCTAGCTTCAGCAGTACCTGAGAAAGCACTGAAACCTGAACCGTCAACGGCAACTGTGAAAGTTGTGGGAGTAACAGCGGTAATTGCTTGATGAGATACATTATAATCACCTACAGAGGAACCAGTTGTTGTGACATAATCACCTACCTTGAATTGGTTATGATTTCCACCTGATCTTTCGATTGTAAAAACTGTTGGGTTAGCAGCAGTACATCCAGTGATACCCACTCTTATGGGACTATCTCCTTTCAGTATTACTGATTCTCCTTTCTCAACATAGAGAGTTGAGTTGGTAGCATTGGCATTGCCACCTATAGCAATAGCACATCCACCCTTGGCGATGTCCACTGCGAATCGGTACAAACCTGTCTTAACTGATAATGCTGCGCTTTGTGTGTTAGCAGCACTACCCACGTCAGTCGTAGGTCCGTCCTGTACTACTTTTAATACGGTCATGATTTTTTAGTTGGTTCCTGAGTTATTTATCTTTGGAAGCATTCTTTAACATCTTCTGGAGATCCGCTGTGCTCCCTACGAATAGGGCATTGTTCACAGTTGATGGACCTTTCTTAGATTCTTCTTTGACATCCTTAGTCATCTTTTGGAGAGTCATAAGTTTGTCAGCAACATCACCTACATGCTTAATTAATTGTCCAGCAACTTCATATGCTCTGGGATGGTCACTACCTTGTGCTACATCTAAAGCACCATCGACTGCCTCTTGACCTTTCTCTATAAGAGAATATAAGTTTGCTCTCGCATACTCATGGTCATCTCCCACTTGATCTTCAGAGATCTTTTTAGTAGGTCTCTTTTTTGGAGTTGGATTGTTTACAGCTTCAACAGTATTGAATGCTTTATCCAAACCCCCATAGTTTTCATTAGCCATAGAAAGAAGTCATCTCATTGAATCCAAAGTCATCGTCACTGTCTATTAAGTCAGTGTCAGCAGAGGTAATTAAATCAATCACAGATCCACTAGCATGAGCAGATGATGTGGTTGCGTTCTGACCACGTGTGACAGTAATACTTGTACCATCAGGCTTGGTCTTAACCTTCATAACTTCATTATTGATTTCAATGTAATCTCCAATACTGAAGACTGTTGAGTCAGTAACTTGAAGTGTACCAATCTTAGCAGTAGCAGCAGCAGTTAAGGTTAGACCTGCTCCATCACTATCCTTATCACGTAAGGCTTTTGGTTCGACTGTATATGATACACGTCGTGGTGAATTGACCACATCGGTACCAGTCTTGTAATCGACTTTTGCTTTCTTGATTGGCTTGCCAGTCTGCGTAGGTCCGAAGATATACGCTTTCATAGTAAAACTAATATCAATAGTAGTTAATTTCCTTGTTGAGAAATCTCCTTCATAATCATCAGCATACTGAAGACTGTTAAGTACTATAGGTACATCACGGTACTCGTTGATGTCATCAAGTATTTTAATAGTAACATTATATGATGGTTGAAATATTGGTAGTATCTGTTCAGTAATCTCTAGTGCCTCATCGTTTGTCTTCGATAAGATAGACATTGTGAAATCTAAATTATATGGTACAGGTGTGAATATTTTCCTTACAGCATTAGCACCATCCTTTTTGTAGTCAGCAGTAATAGGACTAAGTTTCCTACTACTATCATATGATATACCTTGCATCTCAAATGAGATTCTAGGTAATGTAATAGCAACCTTCTTGTTGAGATCTGGTTGTTGCTCCAGTCTAGCCAAGAATTTTTGCTTAGGACCATAGGCAAGGGGTACCTTCATCTTCTGATAGGTACTACCTGAAACTTCCTTACGGACCTCTATATTATTAAAAAGTGTACCGAAAGCAACTACGCACTTACGGATAACTTTGTTGTATGTGTATGCACCTAACATATCAAGTAGCTATTCCAAATGGGTTTCCTTCACTGAAGTCAATAATATCATCAGCCTCACTCTCAAACAGTGTACTATCAGAGAACTTGGTGTCTGTTGTTTTCATTGCATCAAAACTATGTATAGTAATAGACGCTCCAGAAGTGGATCCAACTAACTGCTCCCCAATAGAGAAGTCCGCAGTTGGGTTCTTAAGTTTGAGCCATCCTTCACTCTTATCCCAGTCTGCCAGTAGAGCAGTACCAGAGGATAGATCTCCAGTAACTGTTTCTCCATCAGTAAAGTTACCAGATAGACCACCAGGTACAGACTGTAAAGCAAATGCAGCAGTAGTGTAATTAGAACCAGGAGTATCTATGACTATAGATTCAACTGAATCATATCCTGACCCTTCGTTTGTTATCTCAACCTTAGTGAGTTCACCAGACGAGTTAAAAGTCGGGGTAACCACAGGTTTGGAGCCTGAGCTAGGAGGATCAGAGAAATTAATACTAGATCTAGATACATCATAACCAGCACCTCCGTCGATAATTGTTATTCCTGTCATCTTACCGTTGACCACTTTAGGATCTAATACGGCAGCTCTAGTTGGAGTTGATCCTGCTACAGTAGCAATGATCATCTCAGCATGAGCAGTACAACCACTCCCGTCTCCACTGCAAGTAACAGTAGGAGTGAAATTGTACTTACTTCCGTTTGTAGTGACGACTCCTTGGGTGACCGATCCATTACTAATGAGTGGGGTAGCGGCAGCTGCTACACCTGGGTTAACCAGATAGTAGTACTGTACTGTATATCCAGTATCTATAAGCTCATCATCACCAGCAAAGAATTCTCCCTGCTCATCACTGAACTCAAAGAGTTCTGCCTTAAGTTTATATACGTAGTTCTTACCAAGCTGATAGAAAGGTTCTTCGTGCTCTACGAACTTGATCTCAAAATAGTTAGAACTCAATGGGAAGAATATTAGATCTCCTTCCTGTGGTCTATCTCCTAATGCTATATCGTTATCTTCTAAAAGGAACTGTGATATTAAATCTTGAAATCTCTGCTGTGAGATAACCATACTTATTTCATCAGTCTGTCTTATTCCAAACTTAGTTAGCAAATCTCCACCACCTTGGAACCCATCAAAGTTCTCTAGGTATGCTTCAATAAGATATGAGTCGTCAAATTCTGACGCAATCTCTTCATTGAATACACCATCCTGAGCAACCATCTGTCTGGGGATATACAATATATCCATCCCAAACATCTTGATAAACTCTTCAGTAAGATCTTGCTGAAGGAACTGTTCGTTACGAGTTCCGTGAGTAAAAAATACGTTTCTCATCCAATCATATCCATTGGTGGGATTTCATATGTAGAGATCATCTTATCTTCAAGCTCATCGAGTTCTCTCTGACCTTCTCTATATAACTCTTCACCGTTCATGGTAATACCACCAGGTAACTGAGCACCCTTGAACTTACTTAAGTTCTGACCCCACTGTCTCTTAACTAAAGAGGTTAGGTATCTCTTAAGGAATATATCATTATACATGTCTGTGTTCTGTGTTGGATCTAATGCTCTCCAGCAATCAAATACCAAGAAGTCTCCGTCATTAACATCAGTGTGGAAGTCTAGATCCATAAAGAGTTTATCTCCTCTCATCTGGAATCTCAATTGCTTCTGACCTTCCAATAACCAATAGATATCTTCCATCCTCCTGTTGACCATTTCGTATGTAAGGATCTCTGTCTGAGTCAAATCCCATAGGTCATTCAATCTCCACTGATACCTAACATCAAACATGTTAGTAGTATTCTTTGAAGTGAAATCAAATATCTTAACCACCTGAGTTACATGCTCAGGCATCTCAATGAAATTATTCTGTGTAAGAAATTCTGTTGCTCTAGCACCTACCTGTGTAACAGTTTCTGTACTATCAGTCTTCATCAGATCTATGGTAGCCTGATCAAACTTATACTTTAGGAAAGTTCTCAAGTAACCATCACTGTTTCTTTCATTGAAGAATTGAACAGCGTCATCTACGAGATCAGATATCTGATCGTCATCGACATTAATTTCTAAAACTGGTGCACCCAGTTTTCTTAAAGAATACTCTATGAGAGCATCGCGGGTTGCTGGTTTTGCCATTAAACTGTATCGACGTTGAATCTCACTCGTACATAATATGTAGTAGTTGGTAGTAGATTTACATCACCTGGTAAGGTGTACTGTAGTAAGTTGGTTGAGTTTCCTAAGGATTGGTGTTCAATATTCAGGAATGTATCTGCCTGAGAGAACTGCCAGTCAGTAGAGTTGTGTCCATATCCAGCCTTGATAGCTGGGGAAACAACGTTAATCGTTGGATTAAATGCTGGAGTGAATGCCTGTATGACAGGTTGATCTACAACTGGTGTCTTAAAGACAACTGGGTTACCATAAGATGATACCAAACCATTGTTATCCTTATACTTAGCTTGTGCTGTATAAGATGTATCAAAGTCTAAGTAACCAGAAGGTACTGTAAATGTAGTTAAGTTAACTGTATCACCAGCAGACAAATCAGGAACTGTAATCAATGAAGTATCATATATCACAGTGTTATCAGATAATTTCTTAATCAGCCAGTAACTAGCATAGTGAGTAGAACCTGCGTACTGACTATTGAAAGCAACAGTAGTAAATGTTGGTTGTCTATTATATGAAAGGGTAGTATCAGTATCAACATTAACAGTCAGTGAAGATGGTGCTGATACAAATTCAGATTCATTAACCGTTATAGTAGCAGCATTAGATGTTACTGATATGGCATTAGAATTAGATAGTACACAACGGTACTGGTTGTTTAATGTTGGGAATGGTTGTACAACTGTAGTATAAGAAGCAGCAGTAGCACCAATTACATTACTCCAGTTACCACCACTATCAGTTGACTTCTGCCACTGGTAGTTGATTACACCACTTGTTATAGAAGCAGTAATATTATATGTTGCTGCGTTACCTTCAATGATAGTAGCATCTTGTGGTTGAGCACTGATAGTGATTACTCTCAGAACTGTTAAGATACCATATGTGGAAGTAATAGATGCTTGAGCACCTACCAAACTTACAACACAACGGAACCTATCATCATTGTCAGTACCAAATACTAGAGATGGTGTGTTATATGTTGCTGCTGTAGCACCAGGAATATCATTATAGTCAACAGCGTTGTCAGACTTCTGCCATTGATATGTCTGTGCTCCACTAGATGTAGAACCAGTTACAGAGAAGGATGAACTTCCTCCTTCATTACCAGTTGCGTTAACTGGTTGAACTGTAATCGAATGGGTTCTGTATACAGTAAGATTTGCTGCGTTTGTATAAGCAACAGCATCTGCTCCTGTAGCATCTAACTTACAACGATATTGATCAGCATGATCATCAGCATATGTTAGAGTGCTAGTTGTATAAGAGTCACTCGTAGCACTTGGTACATCTGCCCAGTTACTACCAGCGTCATCAGACTTCTGCCACTGATAAGTTAGTGTTGGAGTATGATCACTCCAGATAGAGTTATATAATTCAGGATTAGCAGCAGTCTCAGCATGAGCAGCGTTACCACCACCTGAGGGGGTCGTCCAGTTTCCTACCCCGAAGGAAGAATTTAATAGTGCGGTTATAGCACTGTTGTCTACAGTACCAGCACAAGTAAATGTAGCAGTACCAGTCTCATCAGCAGATTGATCAGATGGATGAGATGTTACTGTAACTTGTACAGTCTCTACTTGTAGTACAGCAGCATTAGAAAATACGTTGGAAGCACCAGGGGCAGATAAGTAACAACGATATTGATACTCATCATACTGTGCTGTTAACGTGGGTGTAGTATAAGAAGCACTTGTAGCACCACCTATATTACTCCAGTTATTACCATCATCTATAGATAACTGCCATTGGAATGTAATGTCAGAATTATCACCATCACTAAGAGTAGCAGCAACATCAAATTGTCTTGTACCACCTACAGATCCTGTTTCATTATCAGGGTGATCTGTTACTGTGATACCTCGTGCGACTGTTAGTGTAGCACTGTTGGAAGTAACTTCAGTTGCTCCAACCGCATTAACTTTTACTCTGAAATAGTCTCCATTATCAGCATCGAATGATCCTGGAGGTGTGCCACCACTATCGTAAGTAGTAGCAGTAGTTGTATATGTATTACTTGTAGCACCAGAGATTACATGCCATGCTGTGTCATCTTCTGATTTCTCCCATGAGTATGTTACTCCAGCACCATCAGCAGTTGTAGCCGCAGCTGTATATACAGCAGCAGTTGGAGCTGTAACTGACTGGTTGGTTGGTTGGGTATTAATCGTAACTGTTCTGTATACAGTTAATGTAGCAGCATTAGTTGTTGTAGTAGTTGCTGCTGTATTTGAATCACAGACGCATCGGTACTGCCATCCATTGTATGAGTAATCATCATCAACAGTTAATGTATCTGTTGTCTCTCCACTGTGTCCAGCCTGAGAACTGATGTCTGCCCATCCTCCACCTGTACTATACTGCCACTGATATGTAACAGTAGAACTATCGGATGTACTAGCATTGAGAGGACCGAAGGTAGCATTGGTTCCAGCACCCGCCTCAATACTTGTACTTGTAGGTTGCGATCCGATAGTTACAATCACACCTGTTCCAGATGTGTGGAAATTGTAACTTTGTGATTCACCACTGGTCACTTCGTTGACCGTCACACTATAGAAACCATCCTGATAGCTCGATGTAACAGTACCACTTAGCTCACCAGAAGTGGCGTTAAGTGATAGTCCTGTTCCAGATATACTGTCACCACTTAGGGTGTACTCTCTGATATTGAATGGTTCAGTAGCGTAGCTAGTGAATGTGTTTATTCCTAATTGGGTTGATATAGAAGCACCGTTAGCAAATCCATCACCACCAACTGTTCCTGTAGTAACTCTATTAGAAGTTCCTGTTCCTTGGACACTCTTGATAGAGAATGGATGACCTGAAGCATTAACGTCAAATATTAAAGTATCACCAACGGTTGCGTTGATTGTAACGTCATCTCCAGTATCACCTGGTTCAGCAAGAGTGATAGTTCCTACCATACCACCATGGTATTCGCATTGGTAATAGTAAGTACCAGCAGTTGCTCCTGTTGTATTCCATACAACGTTACCAACCTCAGCACCTTGACCTGTTACCCCTGATGATATTTGATTACCAGTACCTGTACCAGCCTGTGTCTTAAGATAGAAGGGGTGTCCTGTTGCGTTAACAGCAAATGTTATTGTATCTCCGACCCATACCTTTACACCAGGATCAGCAGCAGAACTATGAGTAGTATCTCTATCAGTACCAGATATAGTATAGTCACTACTACCAGTATTTGATACGGTAATACTGAGAGATGTAGTTGCTACATTTTGTTCAGCAAAATTATAAGCACCATTACCAGCATCAGTTACATTCCATTTTCTAACAGCACTTCCACCACTACCAGACAATACAACCTGACCATACATGTTAGTATGAGCTTCGCATTGTGTATAGTATGTTCCTGTACTTACTCCTGTAGTCTTCCACCAGATTCTTCCATTGGTTGTTCCAAATCCACCACTCGTTGATAATGTACCAGATGCTCTATGCCATGCTATAGACTTATTAATATACTTGGTGAATATACCTCTTACCTTACTGATAAGAGAAGTAGTGTCTTGGAAATTAAAGTCAGCACCTGTATCAACTGGAAGTTGTTCAATGGTACGACCTGTATGACCTGCCTCTTCACTATCAAGTTCAGCATATAAAGCTACGTTAGCAAACGTAGGACCATCTGTTGCTTCATGTGTACCTGATACAATTGCAAGATAGTTGTTACTACCACCAGCAGTTTCATCACTGGTACCAGAGTTAGTAACTTGAATAGTTATTGTGTTAGCAGCAGCATCCTGAGCAATGATTCCATGCCAGGTTCTTGATACATCCTTTATGTCTATTCCACCAACAGTTAATGCTGATGATTGTATTCTTAACTGTACCTTCTTACCAACATTGTTCAGGAAGTAAGATGAGTTAGCAGACTCGAACTCAATCTTTATTTGTTGACTACCGTTAGATACCTCAAATGGGTTAGATGGTAGTTTATATTCTTTAGCACTGTTAATAGGATATGCTGTACTACTTACAGCACTATACTTACCAGTATCTCCACTAGCTCTTACCCAGTTCTTACATAGGGTGGGTAAAGTATTAGTAGCATGAGTGTAACTATTAGCAGCAATGAACTGGCATACTACACCAGCAACAATAGGTCCAGAGAATGATGTACCACCAATATTAGTGTAGTTACTTACTGTATTATATGTTGTGTTCGTAGTCCAGTCGTACTTCGGACATGTTATGTGTTGACCTGGAGCAGTAGTTGTACAACCTGATCCATAGTTAGAGAAGTCTGCCCAGTTGTCATTATAATCTGTAGCACCTACAGATATAGATGCGATGTTTGTATCGAAGATGTTAACATCACCATCTTGATAACCTGATGATCTAGCACCAGCTTTAAATCTTGTTTGTAAAGGTCCAGCGAAGTTATCACCAGAGTCTTTGAAACCATTACCAGCAGATCTAACAAGAACTATGTTAGCATCTACTACATCTTTTTCAGTCTCGTCATATAGTTCAATGTCAAACCCTGCGTCAGTTCCTGATTCGTTTAGTTCAACATAAGGTACTGATCCACTAGGAGTAGTTGGACCAAAACTAGCATTGATAACTGCTGGTCTAGTGTTACCTTTATAGTTAACATGTCCTGAATCATTATGGTTTATAACAGCCTGATA